AAATTTGACAATGGGCCGGGAAGCTATTTTCAAGATACGCCACCAACTGCAAGTGTTTTTTATCAAAACACCTCAAGTTATAATCAAAATACAGATACATATATAGCCTACTGCTTTCACAGTGTTGAAGGTTACAGTAAACTTGGAAATTTTGAAGGTACTTCCAGTTCAGATGGTGCTTTTGTATTTACAGGTTTTAGACCCACATGGGTTTTGATAAAGTCAACTAGCTCAGGCACACAGTGGATGATTTATGACAGCAAACGTGAGGGATATAACGTAGACAACGATGCTTTAAAAGCTGATGATGCTTCTAAAGAGGCAACAGACGATGATATAGATTTATTAAGCAATGGATTTAAGTTAAGGCGTAACTCAACAAACTTTAATAATTCATCTCACACTTATATTTACTTAGCATTTGCCGAAGCCCCATTTAAATTTGCGAACGCACGATAGGAGAAACTAATGCCTTGGAAATATAATGGACAAACGATCACAGAAGGACGAGGGTTCTTTGGCGTAAATGGTGAACAGTATACTAAAGTATGGATGCGGTTGACTGCTGACGAAAAGAAAGACATTGGTATTACTTGGGAAGACCCACCAGCAAGTGAGGCACCGTTTGACAATAGATTTTACAGTGGCAGGCAGGTCGATGGCACTTTAATTCCCAAAAGCCTGACAGATGTAAATGTTGTTGATGACGATGGCAATGCTGTAAATAATCCGGTTACCGGAAAGCAAATGGTTGAGCTTGGCCTCAAGTCTGTTTGGGTAGCGAAAACAAAGGCAACAGCAAATAACAAGCTGGCGGTGCATGACTGGTACATTGTTCGTAACGCAGAGAAGTCTACAGCCATACCTAGTTCAGTTTCTACATACAGAGATGCCGTCCGCACCAAATGCGGAGAGATAGAGACTGCCTTGAATGGCGCAAAAGATCTAGCGGCGTTTATGAAGTTGTTTGAAGATGAGCGTAATTCAGATGGTAGTGTAAAGACGATTGCTAAAATTCATGATTGGCCTGATGAAATATAAGGGGATCATCTGTGGCTTTAAGCAAACTGCAATTCACCCCCGGTATAAACAGGGATATCACATCCTACTCTAATGAGGGAGGATGGGTGGACTGTGACCTGATTAGATTTAGGCAGGGGTATCCAGAGGTTCTTGGTGGCTGGGAAAAGTATTCAGAGAATACGTATATAGGCACCGTTAGAGGTCTATTTAACTGGGTCGCGTTAGATGGATCTGATTTTCTTGGTGTCGGCACAGAGTCTAAGTATTACATAGAACAGGGCGAAGCCTTCAATGATATAACACCTATTAGAAAAACAACAACAAACGGTGTAACATTTTCTGCGACAAACGGTTCATCAACAATAACCGTGACTGATTCTGGTCATGGTGCTGCGGTCGGAGATTTTGTGACTTTTGCTGATGCTGTTAGTTTAGGCGGGTTAATAACGGCAGCAGTTCTAAATCAAGAATATGAAATAATTTCTGTGCCAACAGCTACCACTTACACTATTTCAGCAAAAGACACGAGTGGCAACGCGGTCATAGCGAATGCTAGTGACTCTGGGAATGGAGGCGCTGCTGTTGATGGTGTTTATCAAATAAATGCTGGTCTAAACACAGGCGTTGGGGGAAACGGATGGGGAGCCGGAACTTGGGGCAGAGGCACTTGGGGTTCTGGAACAACAATAAATGTTACCACATCTCTTAGAATATGGAGTCAGGACAATTTTGGTGAGGATCTTTTAATAAACCCCAGAGATAGCTCTATATATCATTGGGATAAAACCAATGGAGTTACAACAAGGGCTGTAGAAATACAATCAATAGCAGGTGCTAATGAGTGTCCAATAATCGCGAAACAAATTATGGTTTCTGATGTTGATAGACATGTAATAGCTTTTGGCGCTAATCCATTGGGTGAAACGACTCAAGATCCGCTTTTGATAAGATTTTCTGATCAAGAGTCTTTTCTAGACTGGAATCCTACATCAACAAATACTGCTGGAGACCTTCGCATAGGATCTGGTTCCAAGTTTGTCAAAGCCATAGAAACAAAAAGAGAAATAATAATTATAACAGATAGCTCTGTTCATTCTATGCAGTTTATTGGCGCTCCGTTCACCTTTGGTATACAGCCGATAGCTTCCAACATTACTATAATGGGTCCAAATTCAGCTATAGCCGTGGAAGATTCTGTATATTGGATGGGCAGGCAGAATTTTTACATCTATGACGGTCAAACAAAACAACTGCCATGCTCTGTAAGGGAGAGGGTTTTCTTTGATTTTGATTTTGATCAGGCTGACAAGGTGTATGCCGGAGTAAACTCAGAATTTAGCGAGATTATCTGGTTTTATTGCTCTAATACAAACTCACTAGCCAATGGTGGAACCGGAGAAAACGAAAGATATGTAATATATAATTATGCTGAAGGCACTTGGTATTATGGAAATCTCGGCAGATCTGCATTTATAGACAAGGGCATAAGGGACTTTCCAATAGCTGCTGAGGGTAATTACCTGTTTAATCATGAGAGCGGGTATAGTGATGATGGTTCTGCAATGATTTCATCAATAGAGTCTAGCCCTATGGATATGGGTGATGGTGATAAATTTTCTTTCATCACCAGAGTCATACCAGACTTTACGTTTAATGGATCAACCACAACAGATCCAAAAGTAAATGTGACGTTACAAGCGAACAACTTTCCCGGCGGCAATTTTTTACAGTCTGATATAAGTCAAATAGACAGGACGGCTACATCTACGACTGTTCCGTTTGAGCAATATACTAATAAAGCTGATGTTAGACTCAGGGGTAGAGCCTTTTCAATAAAGGTAGACTGTAACACAATAGGTGTAAGGTGGAGGCTAGGAAGCCCTAGAGTTGATGTCAGACCAGATGGTAAAAGATAATGGCCACTAACGTAACCCCATTCCCAAGACTGCCAACAGCTCCAAAAGAGATAGACGCAAAATACATAAGCGATTTAGTAAGGGCGTTAGAAATATTTTTGAGGCAAGCTCAAAATCCACAACTAAATTTACAGGAGATACCGACTGACGGTAATAACAATCTTTTGGCGCAAGGAGATATATTCATATCTGATGGTGGATTTTTAAAAATTATTGGAGCTAACGAGATACATTCAGGAAGTGTGTCAGCTACTGTTTCAGTAGGCACTGTTTCTGTATCGTAAAAGTTATAGGTAACTTTATGGCACAAAAAAAATTACAGAAAGACAGCATATATTCAGAATATGACGAAGACGGTGATGGCATCGTTAGCGACTCAGAGCTTTCTCATGTCAAAGAAATAAAGAAGACGGAAACAGAACTTCGCAAAAATCTGGCGCAGCTCAGAATGGCTAGATACACGTTAGTATTTATGGGTTGCTATGCAGTATTTTTAGCATCCCCTTGGTGTTCAGCAGAAAAATTACAGGGATTAGGTGCGGTCACAGACCTTATCTTCTTGAGTGGAGCAGGTATTGTCGGAGCTTACATGGGAACGACAGCATGGATGTCTAAAAAATAGGATGAGTTATGGAAAACATTATAATAGCACTTATGTTGGCCGCGATGATACACGGTCATGTAACAGGTGGTGAGAAACAAGAAGTTGTAAAGGATAATATAAACTGGGATCTTGCGGGTAATTTTAGAACAGAAAGCACTCCAAATACGGTCCAATGGGTGATTATCACAGATGCCAAAGCTGAGTGAAAACACCGAACTTGCGATGCCCATCCGTAATCTGATTGCTTTGCTGATAGCAGCAACAGTTGGAACATGGGCATACTTCGGAGTTATTGAGCGCTTAAATACAATAGAAAACAAACTCATTTTGATGGAAACAGATTTAGGCATGAATACAGAGTTCCGTATCAAATGGCCGAGAGGTGAGATGGGTAGTTTGCCCGCAGACTCTGAACAATTCATGATGATTGAGCATTTGGCTGGTGAGTTGGAGAAACTGGCAGAAAGCATAGAATCAGGCAACGCACCACATGATCAACAGCAAAAGCTAGTCTTGGAGTTTTACGACAGGCGGCTCACAAAGATTGAAGACAATATTGAGAAGTTGACTAACAAATGATTGAGATGACTTTTGTATTGCTGTTGATGATAG